ATAATAGCCTTGTTATTTTTAATTGCCATAACTTTTTATTTTTAATTTATTTAACTTTAATTTTAAATAGTAGTGTGATATCCTAACTATTATTTCATTAACTCTAAGGTTTTACACTTAAAGATTATCCTTCATATAACCCTCTATTTTTATAGTTATACTAATAAATAATTGAGCTTTTAACTCTTATATCACACTACTACTAAAAACACTTAACCCCATTACCACCTTCTAAATAATTCACTATCATATGTATATTTAGGTGGGTTTGGGTTAAGGTTCTTATACTTTGTTATCTTTAATCCAAGTTAAGATATCCTCCATTACAATAGGATATCCTAGATGCTTTTGGTATTTAACTAATATGTTTAACATATCAGATTTAGAATAAGCTTGATTAGAACACATTCTAAATCCATTGTCAAATGCCTCTTTTAATTTGACTTTCATTATAGCATCTAAATCACATAAACAATCAGTCTCATCAGTGTCTAAGTACTGTTGTTTACATATAGGACATTCCTTATCTCTAGGGAATGTATTTTTGTATTTCTGTACTAATTTTACCATTGTTTTAAGTGTTATTATTAATTAGCAATTTAAAAAAAACCCAAACCCTAAATAAGTTATACTTAAATAGAGTTTGGGTTATTGATTACACTTAAACCACATTACTTAGTAAATAGACTAAGTAGAGAGGTTATTACCCTCTTTTAGTGGGTATAAGTGTTAAGTGTTTAAAAGATTAAAGGTGCATCAATAAAATTACCTTTTTCACTACGTACAAATTGCACTACCTTTTTTGCATAATCTAGCTCATAACCAAATACAATGCATAAAAAGATAATAGCTTCAGCTTCACTACCTACCATAATAGCAGCAGTTACTTGTTTTGACAATTTGTATTTAAGATTGTTATGGTTTCTAACCTCAATCTCTTCTATTTTCTTAGTTATTTCTGACATGATTACGTGTTTTATTTGTTAAGATTCTGTGTTTTCTAGTGAGGATTCAAAGGAGGCTAATTCTGAATCTGATATTGTTATACCATTTTCACAAGGTAAGTTGTCTACCACTTCCTTGTCTATAGTAACTTCTTCCCAAATAGCTAATATACTAAATGCTTTAGTATTATCTTTAGTTACCCCAGTTTGAAAGAACTCTCTTGGATGTGTATTTTTACCAGATGTCATAGCACCATGAAGATTCCCCCAACTACCTAATTCTTTTTGAATAGTAGTATCAATGTTCTCTTCATTTCTTACTAAATGGTGAACTAAATTATTAGCTCTAACCACAATTGTGATGTAATATTTAAGCATTTTATTTTAAGTATTAGTTAATAATTAGTGGTAATAGATGGACTTGAACCCCCAACCTTCTACAGAGGTCATTAAGACTTATAGATGCTCTACCAATTGAGCTATATCATCTTTATAAAAAACAAACTCTTTCCACTTCTAAGTGTAGTGGGATAATAATATGTATTCATTCTTTTCATATACTTATTTCTAATATTACTATTAGTGCCAAAATAAGCAATCCATTATTTAATACATTCAGAAGTTATCACAGATTGTTGTATTGCTACGTATTCTCCTACTTCTTTATCATTACCTTTAATTCAAATAACAACTATCTTAGTAGTTTATGGTTAATACAGTAGAGTTTACTTAATTAAATAATAGTTATATCTGATGGAAAACTATTACTATTAACCAAAACTTAGTTGTAAATGTTTAACATTTGAGTATTCTTACTGTATTATGCAATATCCCTATTGCTTTTACCGTCCTACCTACCCAGAATACTCATCTGAATTAAATAATAGTTTGTTAGTTTTAATATTAAAAAGAACCCTAAGACTACTAATGTAGTTTTCCGGTATATAGATAAGTTAAGAGCCTAATGTCAATATATAATATTTAGACTGATTTTCACAGCATATTAACTCGTGTGGCAAGACTTATCTATGTTTAACTTAGGGTTCAAAATTATCACCTAATAGCAGAGGTTCTCACTAGGAGTAACACATCGCCCGATGGTGATTTAATATAAAATGAGGTAGTAATTACAGTCATATAGTCCTCATCTAAATACATTGCTGTATTTAACTGTTTCTCGTTTAGTATATCTTCTATTGTGCTTAATAGATAGATATCGTTGTTATCTGGTCAGTGATAACACTTAGGACTACCTTCTCAAGTCCCTACTGTTAGTAAAAGTTATTTCCAGAGCTTAACATAAAGGGTGCACACTTTATATAAGATGTTAGTAAGAAGAGAAAACAGTGCTATACCAGGTTAATTCCTGGTTTGATAACACCTTTACACCTCTGCACAAACCCATTATCAATACTACTATTTGTACTTTAGTAAGTATTTATCCAGTTTAACTCACTGGCAGCTTTTTATTACATATTAATTACTAATTTTTCCAAGCAAATCTAATTCTTGTATCAGAAGATTTTCCCATAAATAGGGAAGTATTAAGTAAAATGTTATGTTCATCTTCTGTAACTGATTTAGAATCTTTTGCAAATTCTTTCCAATCTAAGTTATCTTTTTTATTAAAATAACTCACATCGTTACTGCAATTAAATGTTGCAGTAGTATGACTACTTAGTTGATAAATCAACTTTTCATCTTTTAAATTATCAACAATATGTTGAGTAACAATTTTACCAACATATTCTTGACCTACTATACTTTGTAGGTAGTCAACTGTTTTTTTTAAACTAGCCATTTTTTTAATTATTTAAGAGTTAATTACTTTATTACTATTATAAACCATTACTGGTACAACCTTAGTTTAGGTTGTTTAATCCCCTTTGATTACTCATTGGGGATTTATAGACTACTTCCAATACCATTGTTGTAATTTACTAACAACTTTCTCAACGTCTTCTTTTTTATCTACTGGTACTACAGCCTCGTATGTATAAGTACCAATTTGTCTCCAACCAGATGGAGAATTTTTTTCTTTTAACTCTATACCTAAGTTAGCTAACTTAGCTGTGGTTTTAGGTAAAGCATTTTCTGAGTTTATTACTAGTGTTTTCATTATATATTTAAGTTTTTACAATTTATAGTTTTAAAATGCTAATTTAATTGGCAATTTGGTTATAAATAACCATAAATGCTAATATAGTTAGCAATGATGAATTGAGGATGTTGGTTAATTAGTGTTCCCACTATAACTAACCCTCAACCACTTACAAGCTTTTAACACTTGAAGTTTTTACTAATTAGAAGATTTTAAGTAGGAGATTTATACTAATTTATCCCCTACTTAAATCAATTATTTCTTTGCTTTTAAGGATTTTATTTCCTTAAGGATAGATGGACTACCCTCTTGTTTTGACAACTTAGAATCTGTTAGTAATTTGTATGCTAACAATTTTCTCTCAGCTTTATTCTCAGGCTTGCCACCACCTGTTAAGAATTTGATAATGCTTTCCATAGTATTAATTAATTTTGAGTGTTATATTATATAAGGTGTGCTTTTAATTAACAACACCTAAAGAATTTCAACCTATTTAAAGCACCTAATAAAAAAATAATTAACTAACGTGCTTTTACTGCTAGTTAATTAAAAAAATAATACCTCACATTTCTGTGAGGTACTAAGTTTTACTTTGTTAGTGGATTAGTTACTAATACAGGCACTAATGTACCTATATTGTTACTACCCTTTGAACCGTCTTTTTTTGTGTAGTTATTAACCACTACATTGATAGTGCATAAAGTTCCAGTTTCAATACTTTCGATAAAATCAACTGTACTTTCAATAACGTCAATGTAAATTTGTTGTCCCTCAATAAGAAAAACAGCTTTTAGGTTTATAACCTCACTGAATTCACTTCCCTCTTTTTTAACAGGGTAAACTTCTTTATTAAAATGGCTGAATGTGCCTTGATACTTGCCAGGTTTTAATAATGTTCTACTAACTGATTCAGTGATAAGTAATGAACCATTACTTTTTAACTCCTCTCTATTAGAGAATAATTCCCGAACTTCTTGCAATTCAATTTTCATACTTATAAATTTTAAAGTGTAATGATAGATAACACACCTACCATACGGGCTATCTACTCCGCAGAACCTTTAGGGGGTTGTTATTGTGGGTGGTAAAGTCTAAATTCCCCTCATATAATTTATATATCAGTAAGTTACAACAATTTTTCGCTTTTAATAAATATTACTAGGGAGATACCAACTTAGATTATATAATATAGGGGGTACTATATATATGGTTATTGTTATAGGGGTATAACTTTATATATAGTGCTACCCCCCTTATATAAGTTTAAAAATTTTGATTTAAAAAATTGCCTGTTAACCTTTATACCACGGTAGCTTGATACTTATAAAGAATGGTGAAGTATTAAGAGGACTTATTTTACCTGATAGAACAATCTTCCGATTTTAATAGGGGATTGAACGGAATAACTAATTAAGTTACTAATTTTATATTATAAAATTTTATTAGATTTTTTAAGGTTATCTTTAGCAAATAATATTTGTAAATTATTAGGGTGATGCCAACCACCTTTTGAAATTGGTATTATATGGTCTACATGATATATAATACCATTTCTATTTAAAAATGCACACAATTTATATACATTCAATAACTCCTTTTTCTCAAAAGGAGTTAAAATGATATTTTTACATAAATTTCTTCTTTTATTTACATAATTATTAACTACACCTTTGTTTAGTTTTTTATAGGCTGCTGTTCTTGTATTTTCTTTAATTTTATTTTTACTATAATAAGCTCTATTGATTTTCCTAGTGCATTCTCTGCAATATGAATGTAAGTTATCTTTTAAACTTTTATTATACTTAAATTCACTAACATTTTTATTAATTCCACATCTTCTACAAGTTTTAGTATTCTTTAAATACTCATTCATAACCAAACTTTGTTATTATTAATAATTAGATATTATTAGTTACAAATGTAATAAAAATACTTGTATTAAAAAAAACTTATTTTATTCTTTTTAATTTTTATAAACTTTATTTGTTTTTTATTTTAAACATAGCTATCTTCGCATTAGTATTAAATTAATAGGCAGGAGATAATTTTATTTTTAGGGGTAATGTAAAAGTTACCCCTTTTTATTTGCTATATCTAATATTTTATATTATCTTTGTATAAATTATTTGATATGGATTTGGGAACACAGAATGCGTTAGATAGTATTAATAGGAGGTTGAACTTAATGGAGGGTAATAAAGCTACTAACTACACAATTAACTCACTACCCACTCCAAGTAATAATAAAGAGGTAAGAGATAAAAATGAGGTTAATATCAATGTAAATACCTTGTTAAATGAGGATAAAGTCAATGAGATAATAGAGGAGGTAGGTAGTATTAATTTAGCATTAGATGGTATTAATAGAAGGATAAGTGAGGTATTAAAAAGGATTGAGGATAGTAATGTAGTAGTTGGTTATATAGGTACAATAATAACTAATAAGAAGATTAATACTAATAGATATAGATGGAGTTTGTTTATTAAGGTATTAATAATTTTAACACAAATATTTTTAATATGTACACATTATGGTTTATTTTAACTAAGATACTATGGAAGTAACAGAACAACATTTACTACAGATAAATATAGTTGATGAGGAGGTAGGTACTTTTATATCTATATTTAAGAAGTTAATTACTGAGGTTAAGAAGGCAGGATTTAAGAAGATGTTTACTACTGAGGAGGGAGAGTTAATTAAAGAGATTAATGATAAAATTAATAATAAAGATGTATGATAGTATATGGTAAAGGTGATGAGGAGTATTGTGTTAATGAAGTTACTCCAATGTATGATAAAGAGATATACTCTGATACATTAAAAGCTTTTCAGCAAGCTAGTTTAAAGATGGAATATCAACCAAAAATAGGAATTAGGGAACAAATATTACAAAGCAATATAAAACCATTTATACCTAATCTAAATAATAATGATGATTTAATAGGTATATTAAATAAAATAATAAATAACAAATGAAAATTGAATTATTAGAAACAGCAGGTTGGTACACAGTATTTAAAAACCTAAGACAAAGTTATAGTTTAGATACAAGAAGTGAATGTAAGCATAATACTGCTTGGCAACATTTCAATAACAATGAAACTAAATCAAGTATTTGGAATAAAAGTGAAGTAGAGTTTGATAATAAAGACCTACAATTACTATCAACATTAGTTAAAAGAGGGGATTCTCATAGCAAGATAATAAGAGGATTACAAACTTATGTAGAAATAACAGCACCACGTTATTGGTGGATGGAATTTCTTACATATAATATTGGTGTACTTGAACTTAACCCTACAATAGATTGGGTTAGTTTAAATAGTGAAAGTACTATGCACACTTTAAGTAAACAAGAACTACAACCTTCAATGGTAACAGAAGATGTATATAATGATACTATACAAGCATATAACTATAGTAGAATGGATACAATGGATAACAACATATCTAAAGAAAAGATACTAAAAAGATGTAAAGCCAATCTACCAGAAGGTTATCTACAAACAAGAACATTTCAAGTATCTTATCAAGCATGGAGAAGAGTATATCAACAAAGACATGACCATAAGTTAGAGGAATGGAGTAAAGATATGATTGAGTTTATAGAAAGTTTACCATTTAGTAAGGAATTAATATTAGTTAAGTAATGGAGAAGGTAATTAATATACCAACAACTAAACAGTTATTTTATAGGAGGTATCTAGCTATACTTAGTAACTTCCCTCCTATAAGTAACTTAAGAAATAAAGAGTTAGATTTATTGGCACTACTTATGTTTAGTTGGGATAAATATGCTAATATAGAGGAGGAGCATAGGATGTATTTGATATTAAATAAGGATAGTAAGAAGGTACTTGCAGAAGTATTAGATGTCTCCTTAGATGGATTTAATAACTTACTTTGTAATCTTAGGAAGTATAAAGTACTAAATAAAGATAATGAGTTAAGTACTCCATTTAAGTTATTATTAGATGGAGATTTTACTTTAAAATTTAACTTTAAAATAGATGAGTAAGCAAGAGGCAGAACACAATTTAAAGTACCATGTTAAAGATTTAAAATTAAAAGGTAACAAGCAACCAGATATTAAGCAATTAATAGCAGAGTTATCTACTAAACATGGTATGTCACCTATAGATATAGAGAGGATAGTTGACCATCAGTATAAAGTAATTAAGGACTCTATCTCTACTACAACATTATCTGAGGTAGATAAATTTAAGAATTTTAGGATTAAATATATAGGTGTTTTTTATATTAATAAAAGTACACTTAAACTAGCAATGCTTAAAAATTTACTATTAGGGCATCTTAGTATAGAGATAATAAAAGATAAAGAGGTTTTAAGTATTTACAATAGATTTAAATCTTTAATTGAGGGTGGTAAATTAACAGCACAAAAAGCTATACAATTAGTAGGATTAAATGATAATAAATTAAGTGATTATGAGTAAGCAAGTATTAGCTAATTGGGATGTAGGCGTTAACTTTTGGACAGTAAATCCAGAGTTTAAGGCATTAAAAGTATTTAGAGCTATATATGATAAGGATAAGAGTAAGGAGAGAGTAGCTAGTAGTAATCTTATGTGGGCATTAGCTTTCTTAAATGAGAGGGATAATAATAGGTTTATTAAATATCCTTTAGAGGAGAGAAAGCAAATAATAGCTGAGGATGTACTTGAGGATAGTAAGTTTGATTGGGGGAAGTATGCCTCTATAATGCAGTTTTATAATGATAATTGTTTAACTAGTATTGATAGAACTATAAATTCATTAGAGGATAAACTTGATGAGAGAAATACCTTCTTAATTGACACAAAATACAGCCTACAAACTGCTAAAATATTAGATGAGGTATTTGTAGCCACAAGTAAAATGCAAGCTTTATTAGAGGAGATGAGAGCTAAAAGAGATAAAGATTTTGGTGTTGATGAACAAACTAAAGGTGGTTTTACAGAGAGTGCTAGTGAGAGGGGGTTAATATAGTATGAATTTTGTAAGAATAAATAATCTAAAGAATCTACTACTAAAGGATATACCAACATATCATCCTGAGAGTAGAAAGTATTTATCATATTGGAGGGAACAAAAGAGGAGATGTATTGAGGGTATGTGGTCTGTAGATGATGAGGAGTACCATGTAGAGGATTTAAGTACTTTTGACCCTTATAAGTGTGATTATACTGGTAATAAGTGGAGATTTATTACCCCTAACTTATACTTTTATGGTAACTTTGGTACTATATTACATAGCCCTAAAGGTGCAGCTAAAACATCACCTAAGATAAGATTAAGACCCTCTATTAGAGATGTAGAGTGGGAGGTATTTTATGATGTTTTAGAGTTTAGAGGATTTAGTGGTTTTGAGCTAGATGAGGAGTATACTTGCTGTGAGGATTTATTAGATAAAGATTTATTAGAGGATGATTATGATATTTCATGCTTTAATAGTAGTGGTAAATTAAAAACTTATGTTAAACCATTTGATTATTTACGTGGATTAAAAGATAAACCACTTGGTAAACCTTTATATAGAAATGGTGCTAAAAACTATATGTTGCTGGCAACTAGAGAGTTAGGCAAAAGTTTTCTAGTAGGTGGAGGTATTATATTACATGACTTATTAATGGATGGTCAGAAGGATTATGGTGGTAATATACCAGTATCTGAGATATTTGTTGGTAGTGCTTTAGCCTCTAAATCTTTTGACCTACTAAAGAAGGTTAAGTTAGGTATGGATAATTTACCAGGAACACATGGTAAAGGTAGTAAGTTTGAGACTCCCTCCCCTTTATTTAAACAAATGTCTGGTAGTATAAGGCCTAATAATAAATGGACACACTCTTATGAGAAGAAAGTTGGGGGTAGTTGGAAGACATATGGTAGTGGTAGTAATATAACACATATACCTGTTACAAGTGAGAATCCAGAGGCTGCTGCTGGAGGTAGATACTCTTATGTAATTATAGAAGAGGTTGGTCTCTGTTTTTCACCTGAAACAGAAGTTAGAATGTATGATTTAAGCATTAAAAAAATAAAAGACATAAATGTAGGTGATTTTGTAATGGGTAGTTCTGGCAATGCTGAGGAGGTTATTAATACAATGAGTGGTAAAGAGGAGATGTTTAAAATATCACAAACATTTGGTGATGATTATACAGTATCTAAAAACCATATTATGTATTTAAATGATAGATATAAGTCAAATAAATTAATAAATCCACGTAAATGTCTTGTACAAGATGTAGATAATCTATGTAAAAGTAATAGAAGAGAAATCTATGGTATTAGTAATGAGTGCTTAATTTTTAAAAAAAATAATGATATACTTGAAGTAGAACCTTATTTTTTGGGTATATGGATAGGAGATGGTGATTGTAATTCACCTAGTATATCTGCACATGACAATAGCAAAGAATTAATAGATTACATTTATGAGTACTCTGAGAGATTAGGAATGTATGTTTCAAAATATGAGACTTCATATAAATGCCACAGATATGGTATTATAAGGCAATTTGGTGGTAATAGAATTCATAAAAAAGATACAGTAAATAACCCTAATTATCTATCGCAATCTTTACGTAATTTAGGTATTTTTAGTAATAAAAGGATACCTACAAAATATCAAAAAGCCAGTGTTAAGGATAGATTAGATTTATTAGCTGGATTACTTGATACTGATGGTTGTATAGTAACTAAAAAAACAGAGGAACATTTTGAATTTTATCAAACTAATAGAAAAGATTTAGTAGAGGATGTTAGATTACTTGCTAAAAATTTAGGTTTTAGAACAAGAGTATCTATAAGAAGAATTAATACAGGATATGCTGGAAAAATATTACCAGAGTATAGAGATAAATATGTTGTAAGAATAAGTGGAGATATTAATAAAATTCCTGTTAAAATTGGGTATAAAAAAGCTCCAAAAAGAGAATTTAAAAAACACATTAATAGTAATAGTATAAAAATAGAAAGTATTGGTACAGGTAATTATAATGGTATAACTTTAAAAAATAATCCATTATTCTTATTAAAAGATGGTACTATTGTACATAATTGTCCAAATATTATACAAGTGCATGGGAGTAATACAGCAGCTATGCAACAAGGTACTCATCAAATGGGTAGTAGTGTATACATAGGTACAGGCGGTAATGTTACTAAAGTAGTACAATCTGAGGAGATATTTAGACACCCCTCTAACTATAATATGTTAGAGTTTGAAGATGAGTGGGAGAATACTGGTAAGATATGTAGATTTATACCTGCTTATTATAAGGATAATGAGTTTAAAGATATTAATGGCAATACCAATGTAGAGAAGGCCATTAAACATTATGAGAAGAGAAGGGAGAGAGCATCTAATAATAGTAATACAAGAGCTTTGTATGCTGAGATGATGAATTATCCACTTAAACCCTCTGATATGTTCTTAAGTGAGATAGGTGGTATATTTCCTACAGCAGACTTAAAGACTATCTATGGTAATGTATCTACTGATAAAAAGACACTAGATTCCCACTTAAGAGTTGAATTAAGAATAGATGCTTTAGGTAAAGTGTTTATGGAGACCTCTAAGAAACCTATAATAAGAGATTACCCTATTAGTGTATTAAAAGTAGATACAGATACAGCAATAGAAATATATGAGTTACCAAGTAAAGATAGTAATGATAATATAGTAAGTAACAGATACTCAATAGGTTGTTTACCTAAAGGTGAGGTAGTTTTAACTAGTAAAGGATTAAAAAAAGTTGAGGAGGTTAAATTAACTGATAAATTAGTTAATGGTGAGGGAAATAATGTTGATATAAAACTACTATTAAACCATAATGTAGTTAATGAGGATTGTTATGAGATTAAAATGTCTAATACTTATAGAACAACTACATTTACTAAAGAACATCCTATACTAATTAGCGATAAAAAATTAGGTTATGTATCAAAAGATAAGTATAAAAGATTAGGTATTAAACAAAGATATTACAAATTTAATTTTAACTTTGTAAAAGCAGAGGAGATTAAAAAAGGTCAGTGGATACAATTTCCAAACTTATACTCAAATATAAAAGCTATTGATTTAAGTAAATGGAAATCTACTGATAATCCTTTAAATAAAAAAGATTTTTGGTGGTTTATTGGGTTATGGTTAGGAGATGGTTGGACATCTATTAATGGTAGAAGTATAGGAGTTGTATTTAATAGTAATGAGGAGTATTATATTAATAGATATTTAGATGTAATAACAAATGTTTTTAATAGAACTTTTAGTAAAAGATGCAGAGGTAATTGTGTAGAGATACAATTTAATTTCCCACAGTTAGTAAAATTTTTAGATACTAATTTTAACAAAAAAGCTTTAAATAAAAATATACCTGAGTGGGTTAAATTTATAGATGTTGAGTTTAAAAAACAAATGATGTTGGGGTATTTAGCCTCTGATGGATGTGTTTATAAAGATACTAAAGGTTATTATTTAACTGAGTTTGTTAGTATAAGTTTACCTTTATTAGAGGGATTTCAAGATATATTAACCTCATTAAGAATTATATCCTCAATAACTAAATTAAGAGATGCTAAACAAGCAAAAATACTTGGTAGAGTATGTAATACTAAAAAGACCTATCATTTAAGAGTATCTCACAATGATAGCATTAATTTAGCCTTATTATTAGGTGATAAAGAGGATTTAAAATTAAGTAGGATAGATTTCAATAATTTACCAAAAGTTATTAAACACCCTGTTATAGGATGCTTTATAAGTGAGGATAAAAAGTATATCTACTACAGAATAGAAGATATTACTAAGAAGTCTTATACTGGTGTTGTATATAATTATCACTGTGATACAAATATATATACCTGTAGAGCAATTACTTGTCATAATTGTGACCCAGTTGATGATGATGATAAGTACAGGGACTCCTCATTATTATCCTCTATTGTAATGGATACATGGACTGATAGAATTGTAGCTGAATATACAGGTAAACCTCCATTAGTTAATAACTACTATGAGCAATTAAGAAGGTTAGCTATGTTCTATAATGCTAAGATATTATATGAGAAGAATAAGAAGGGGTTATTTACTTACTTAGATAATAAAAATGGTATCTACTTACTTGAGGAGACTCCTAAATTCTTAGGTGATATAATGGATATAAAATTCTCCTCTATTGGTAATCAAAAATATGGAGTTACAACAGGTAATAAAGTTATTATTAAACACTGTGAGGATTTAGTTAATGACTATTTAGTACAACAAGCTTATGATAAACCAGAGGGTGTTTTAAATATGCATACTATTAAATCTCCTGCTATACTTAAAGAACTTTACATGTATAATAGGGATATGAATACAGATAGGGTCTCTGCTATGTTTATGGTAATATTAGCTAGACAAAGTAGATTAAAGTTTATAGATACCAGCAGAAATTCAACTAAAAGGATAATGTCCTCTAATGACCCATTTTGGAATAATGCTTATAATAGGAATAATAAAAATATGATTAAAATATTACATTAAATAATAAATCAAACATTTGTAAATAAATAACAAGATATGCAACTAGATAGTTTAAATTATCAAAATAGATTAACCTTCTTTCCCTCACAAAAATTATCCTCTGATAAAAAAGATGATAAGTGGGCAATCTCATGTATAGAGGCAGCCTCTAATTTAACATTAGTTAAGAATGATTTTATTAGGCAATCACAACATAATAAAAAAGTTAACTACAACTTAGCTAATGATATTATAGATGAGAAGGAGATACATAAAGTATTTAATCCAATGGGTTTCCAATCAGGAGAATTCCCTGCTGCAATAATGCATTACAATGTATCTATGAGTAAAATAAATGTACTTGTAGGTGAGGAGAGTGCTAGGAAATTTGATTGGAAGGCTGTATGTTTAAATGAGGAGGTACAAGCAGATAAAAATACATTACTATTAGGTAAATTATTTGAGACTGCACAAAGGATATTAGCAGAGGGGGAAGTAGATGAGAAGAAGATACAAGAGAAGTTAAAAGAGTTAGATAAGTACATGAGATATACTTACAGAGATGTAAGGGAGTTAACTGCTAATAGGATATTAAAATATCTGGAGTATGAACAGAAGTTACCTATTAAATTTAATAAAGGTTTTGAGGACTTATTGATAGCAGGTGAGGAGATATATAGAGTGGATATTATAGGTGATAACCCTGTAGTTGAGAGAGTAAATCCCCTTCACTTATTTACTTTAAGAAATGGTGTATCCCCTTATTTAGAGGATGCAGAGATTATAATTGAGCTAGGGTATTGTCCAATAGGTAGAGTACAAGATGAGTTCTATGATGAATTAACTGAGAAGGAAGTTGAGTACATTGAGAGTGGGTATAATGTTAATAGTGTTGCTGGTAATAACTTATTACACGCTAGAAGCTTTAACCCAGTAATGAATGTTAGTAGCTTCTTTAATGATGTTGATGATAGTAATATGATTACTATAGATGATAATGCTACTAGGATATTTGGTGGTTGGTTTAATGAACAGGGTGAGGTTAGAGTGATGAGAGTTAGATGGAAATCCAGACTTAAAAGATATAAAAGAAAATATTATGATGAGGATGGTGATGTACAATTTGATATAGTCTCTGAGTATTATAAAGCAGATAAAGATGCTGGTGAGGAGTTAGAGGAGATATGGATTAATGAGTGGTGGGAAGGTACTAAGATAGCAGATAATATCTATACTAAAATGAGACCTAGACCAGTACAATTTAGAAATATGTCTAACCCTGCTAAATGTTCTAGTGGTTATGTAGGTACTTATGCTAATATTAATAGTAGTAAAGCATTGGGGTTAATGGATAGAATGAAACCCTTCCAATACTTATATAATATATTTATGAGGAGATTTGAGTTAGCATTTGCTAAATATAAATTCCCTATATTACAATTAAATCAAACACTTAAACCTGATAATTGGGATACAGATAAATGGTTGTATTATGCTAATGAGATGGGTGTATTATTAGTAGACCCTTTTAATGAGGGACAACATGGTTCTGCTACTGGTAAATTAGCTGGTACTATGAATACTATGACTAATGATTTCCTTAACCCACAAATGGGGAACTTTATACAATTACATGTACAAGCATTACAATATATAGAGGATATGCTTGCTAAAATTAGTGGTGTCTCCCCACAAAGAGAGGCTCAGATATCAACTAATGAGAGTGTAGGAGGTGTAGAGAGGTCTGTAACACAATCCTCACATATGACTGAGAAATGGTTTATGATACATGAGGATACTAAGAGGAGAGTTTATGAGGCTTTATTAGAGACAGCTAAACATGTATATAAAGGTAAGAAGAATAAATCTGTACCTTATATATTAGATGATATGCAGATAGCTTTAATGGAGATAGATACTGACCAATTTAATGAGTCTCAGTATAACATACATATAAGTAATGCCTCCCAAGATAATAAGATATATGAGGCTTTACAACAACTCTCACAAGCTAGTTTACAAAATGGTGGTTCATTATCAATGATTATTGATATTATGAAATCAAACTCTATTAGTGAGATTAGTAGAAAGTTAAAAGATGATGAGGAGCAAAAAAGAGCAGATGCTAAAGAGCAACAAGAGAGTGAGCAAAAACAAGCTACTCAAATGCAACAAATGCAGCAGGAATTAGCTGAGAAACAATTACAAGTACAACTAGCTGAGAAGGAGAAAGACAGAGAGTTAGAGAGGGAGAAAATGCAGTTGAATCTTCAAATTGAGACTATGAAGTTGGAGGTAGCTAATCAACCAGTAGAGGAGGAGGATACCTCATTAGATGATGAGATTAGATTACAAGAGATGGAGTTAAAGAGGTTAAATATAGAAATAGCTAATGAGGGTAATGCTAATAAATTATCTTTAGAGAGGGATAAGTTATTACAGGAGAAGGCTAAATTACAAGAGGAGATTAGGAAAAATAAAGCCCTTGAGGATTTAAAAGAGAAGGAGATAGTAGTTAAAAGAATTGCAGCTAATAAGAAACCAACAAATAAAAAATAATTATAATGGATACAGTAGAGATTAAAGTAACACCTATTAATGAGAAGGTAAAGATGTTACTACAAAGACAAATTAGTGTAGAGCAAGAGGCTAGTCAGTTATATCTAGCCTTCTCAAAGATGTGTGAGATTAAACAATATATAGGTGCTAAATCTTACTTTGAGAAACAATCATTGGAGGAGAGAGAGCATATGGATAAGGTACTTAACTACCTTATAGATAAAGATTGTACAGGTATTAAATTAGCTAAAGCTGATGAGGTTTTAATAGAGCCAATATGCTTGTATGATATACTAGTTAAATACTTAGAGGCTGAGAAGAAGGTTACTGCTAGTTGGAAACAAGTAGTTGAGGTATCTTTATCTGAGAAGGACTTTACTAGTTTTACTTTTAGTCAGTGGTTTGTTGAGGAACAAATAAGTGAGGAGGCTAAAGCAAGTAATTTAATTAGACAACACTGTACCTTTGGTATATTAGGTGATATGATTGTTGATAAAGAGATGGGGAAATAATTTAATTTAATATAAATAAGCAAATGGAGAATAAACAGATTAACAGTACTATTAACACTATAAAATCTTTAATTGTGTTAATTGAGAATATGGAGGATGAGGTTACAATATTAGGTATGTATAACTTAAATAAAGCTATTGATTATTTAATTGAGGCTAACTTCTTCTTAGAGGATTTAATTAGAGATAAAGATGAGAGAGATGAGATTGAGTTAATAGATGACTATGAAGATATGGGTTGTAGAGAGAGATTATTTACAATAGCAGGATTAATTACAAGTATTAGAAGAGAGATAAGTAATAATCCCCTACCTGCAAATTCTCTTTATAAGGCAGCTAAGTGGATTATTAGAGAGGTTAATGGTCAACAAATAACCCTAAAAGGTTTATAAAAGGAAGTAGTAAATTAAATAATAAAAATGAGTAGTTTTAAATAATAATTATAATTGTAACGGAGATAAAAATATAGATATGGCAAAACAATTATTCAATGAGGATGTTTTTAGTGATAATTTCAATTCCTTAGATGAGGGGTTAATAGAGGTGGATAATAATACTGGTATGCCAGTAGATAGTACACCAAAAGATAGTAAGGTAGATATACAGGATAATAAAGAGGTAAAAGATGATGAGGAGAAGGACTTAATTGAGATACCTGATTATCCATCTAAAGATAATGATAAAAAAGATATTGAGGTAAACTTAGATAATAAGGATACCAAGGAAGATACCCCCAATTCTGATAACAAATTATCTCCATTTGCTGCTGTATTAAAGGAAAAGGGGGTTCTTCCCAATATAGACTTAAAAGAACTAAGTAAACTAAACTCTGAAGACCAGATAGATTATTTAGTTGATAAACAAGATGAGTTAATAGCAAATGGAATTAGTCAGTGGATAGATACTTTACCACCAGTACTGCAAAGAGTTGTTGAGAATTATGCAGAGGGTGTTCCACTAAATAGAATACTTAATGTAGTAGATAAATTAACAGAGTACTCCTCCATTAAAGAAGAGGATTTAGTTAAAGATGATGCTATGATGAAGAGAGTTTTATTAGAGGATAAAATAAGTAAAGGGTATAGTAAAGCTGATGCAGAAGAGGAGATAGATTCTTTAGTTGATTTAGAGAAACCTGCTAAAAGTGCTTTAAAAAGATTACAAGCAGAACAAATAAATAAATTAGATGTAGATAAGCAAAGAGCTTTAAAAGATAAAAATGCTTTTGAGCAGAGAAATAGAGATACTATTAATTACGTAAGTAAGATAGTAAAAGATTCTAAAGAGATTATCCCAGGATTACCTTTAAATGAGATGTCTAAAAGTAGGATAATGGAGTCAATGTTTCAACCAGTAGATTATGATAAAAATGGTAATCCTATTAGTAAAGTTCAAGCAATGAGGAATGAAGACCCAATTAGATTTGAGTTAGCTATACATTATTTAGCTGATATAACTAATGGTTTTACAGATTACTCAAAGTTAGTAAAGAGTGCAAAAACCAATGCTGTAAAAGAATTGGAGAAGGAGTTAGATAGAGATAAAATGGGTACTGGTAGTGTAAGTAATTATAGACCTACTACTAAATCAACAAACTTGATATCCTCTATTAAAAAATTAATACAACATTAAAATTAACCTTAATATAATTAGATAAATATGAAAATTAGTCCATTACAGTTATTTGAACCTAAAGATTTTTCAGGTTTAGTAACAGATAATCATCTAGGTGCAATGTGGTTGCAAGAACCTATTTTGATTAGTAATTTGATTGAACATCTATATAGTGTCAATGTAGCTGATGATTACTTGACATTTGTAAATAGATTTCCAGTAAAAACAATTGATGATGATTTACCTGTACAATGGATGTTACAAGGTCAAGATCAAAAAGTAATTCCACTTATTGCTGCATTTGATGCTGCTGGAGCTGCTATTACTGCTGCCTCTTTATGTGGTAAAAATCAAAGTAGATTCTTCCTTGAATTCCCTGAGAAGTATTTCTTCCGTGGTCATGTTATTGTTGGTGAGAAACCAGACCTTTATCATGTACTTATTGTAGAAGACCCTACTGCTAAAGGTACACATTTCCTTTATGAGTGTCAACTTATTGCTAATAGTTTGACTACTTTTATTCCTTATGAGGAGTTAGTAACTAACACCCGTTGGTCTATCTCTCATACTGCTACTGAGCAAACTCTATCCAAATTTGGTACTGGAGTACATCACACCTCACCTTTCCGTATGGAAGTTGAGATGTCCTTTATGCGTAAACAATATGAAGTACCTGGTAATATGATTGCTAAAGGTAAAAATTCACCACTTGCTTTTGCATTCAAAGATGAAAATGGTGCTACACAGACTATGTGGATTAAGAAGTTAGATTGGGATTTCCTTAAAGAATTCCGTAGAGAAATTGCTAATGTATTGTTATATGGAAAAAGTAACAAATTAGCTGATGGTAGTTACTATAATAAAGGTGCATCAGGATTCCAAATGAGAACTGGTATGGGTTTAAGAGACCAAATTGCTCCATCTAATGTGATGACTTATAATCAATTTGACCTTAACTCATTTACTGATTTCTTAATGGGATTATCTGTAAATAAATTACCTGAGGATAAACGTAAATTTGTTCTTGCTACTGGTGAATATGGTGCTATTGAATTCTCTAAAGCAATTGAGAGAGAAGCTAAAGCAGTTGATACCTCACATTTAGCTTATGGTACAACTAACCGTTTTGGTGGTAGTGCTCAGAATTCTACTTATTCACGTGGTCAATTTACTAAATATGTAACTTACCGTGGTATTGAGATTGAGGTTGTAATTATGCCTCAGTATGATGATACCATTAGAAATAAGGTGGATATGCCTGGTAAAATGGGTAAAGCTGAATCTTACAGATATACCATCCTTGATTTTGGAACACAATCTGGTGAACCTAATATCCAACGTTTAGTGCCTAAAGGTGGAGCAGAGATTTATAAATATATCCCTGGAATGCGTGACCCATATACCCCTGATAATGGAATCAATCCTGGTATGGCTGCATCTCCTGTAGATGGTTATGAAGTACATCGTGCTTTCACTGGTGGATTAATGGTACGTAATCCTATGAGATTAGGTGAGTATATTCCTGCTGTTATTTCATAGTAAAAAGATGATTTTAAGCGTGGGTAATGAGGTAAAATCTTATTACCCATCTCTTAATATCTACAGATAAAAATAATAGCTAAAATAGCGTAAAAAACTAATAAAATATTATTATATTTGCAGAAATTAATAATAAGCAGTAATGGAGAAATATTTAGAGAATAAAATTGTAGTTGTTAAACCAATACCAGAGAGAGAGAATCCTAACTTTGTTAAGTTAGACCCTAAACATGATGGTAAATTTATGTTTAGTGGATGTAAGGCAACTTTAGTATTACCTATGTCTCAAAGTAGAGGTGGATTAGTTCCATTTTTAAATAAAGAGGAACAAGCATTTTTTGAGAGGGAGATGGATATGCCAATGGGTGCATTATCTTTCTACAAAGAAGTTGGGAACTACTGGGTAACATTTAGAGTTACTTTAGATAAGAATGAGTTAAGATTAGATTTATCTATACCAATGGATAATTTAAAGTGGAGATTGTTACTTACATACTCTGACTTAATTGCTCCTACTTGGGAAGATAGAAATAACAAAGCCTCTTACAAATGGGCAATGGTTGATTTAAAAGAGGAGGTTAAAACAATTGGTAAGTTACATGACCTTAGAACAAGAGCTTATGCAGCTTTAGATAAGATTAAAGATAACAAAGAGGAATTACTTAAGTATTTAAGATTACTAGGTAAGATGGTATCTGAGCAGACTGATAGAGAGTATTTATATGCTGAGTTAGGTAATATAATTGAGAATACAAGTGTCTCCTCTAATAGTGGTTCATCAATACATGATTTCTTGGAGTTAGTTGAGGATAAAAATAAGAATTATAAGGTGATACTTAGTGATGGTTTAAGAAGTGGTTTAATCTACAAGAAAGCCTCTAAGTACTTTTATGATAAAGATGTTATTGGAATAGGAGAGGTACAAGCACTTAATTGGATTAAAGACCCTGAGAATTCTGAATTTGTAAAATTTATAGAGGAAAAATCAAAAACTTTAGATTAGATGTTAGCAATACCAATGAAAAATGAGTTCCTTATCTACTATGATAAGATAGGTAATAAAGCTGCTCCTCCATATGATGATATAGAGATAAGTACTATATTAACTACTGCTCAAACAAGGGTATTTAAAAGATTATCTAATAAAGATGGTAATAAGTATCAAGAGGGGTTTGATAGTACTGACATTAGACGCACACAATTAAATAATTTAATAAGCACAGTACACATCCCTGCTGGTACATTAACAGGTACTTACATCTCTACAAATACAGCAACTTATACTACCTCAGCAGTAACAGATAGATTAGGTGGTAGTAATGGGTTAAAGATAACAACTAACTCACTATTAGCATTAAATCCTAGTGATATACTTACACTACCTCTAACTAGAGGATTATATGTGGGGCAAAAGATTACCCTCTCTAGTGCTGCTGTTGTAACAATATTAGAGATAAGTACTGATGATACAATTATTATTAGTGGGGCTAATACAGGTATTACATCATTTACAGGTAATCTAGGTGTATCTAAGAATCAAACTCCTGCACATTTGAATGCCCTCTCTGTTAAATCAAGAAGTAGAAGTAAAGGTATTATATTTGATTTACCACTTAATTACTACTCTGCTATTGAGGAGTCAGTTTTAACAGATGATTTTGCTGATATGTATATAAGAGTTAAACCAATTACCCATGATTATTATATGGCTAATATTAACTTCCCACATAAAACAGTAGATAAGTATCTTGCTTGGAGACTTAATATAGGAGAGAATAATGTAGGTAATGGATTAGAGGATGATAGTTTACAAAGTACAGTTAGACATTTTGCACCTACTAATAAAAGATTTGAGGTAATAACTAATGGTAGTTTAATCTATGATTACTTCCTTAGATATTACAGATTCCCAAAAGCTATAGTAGTAGATGAGGAGTATCCTTTAAACTGTATCTCTAGTGAATTGGATGATAGCTTACATCATATGATAATTGATGAGGCAGTTAAAATTGCAGTTGGGGTAACTCAACAGAATGAATATGAGGTGAAGAGTGCAGAGGTACAAACCTCTGATTAATATAAATAGTTTTAAGTTAAATTTAATAAATTTTAAAAAATGCCTGGATCTTTAATTGGTCAAAAAAACATTACTAGATTTTTAGTATATAATGGTACTGCTGATTTAGTTGAGAGTGCTGGAACTGCACATGTGAATAACTTAGCTGCTGATAAAATTGCAGTGGTAAATACTGGAGGTGATATCCTTACTTATGATGATGTTACTACTAAAACATGGGCTGATGGCTCTGGAAATGTATTTAATAAAGTAAGAGTTGCTGTTAATACTAATGGTAAATTACAGTTTAGTGATGATATCCTTTGGGATAAAGTTAGTACACGTAAATATACTGAGTATGTAGCACCTGTTGAACAAGTAGATTATATTGGTTATAATGCTACTACTGGTAGTATTGATGTAACTTTACCATCTACTAACTACATTATCAGATTAGAGTTGATTGAAAATCAGAAACAATTTGGTAATAAACCAATGTATAAAATCTCTGAGTTTAAATCCTCCTCTACATTATCTGGTACTGCTGCTGCTCAAAAAGCTGTAGCTGCTGGTTTAATTTCTAATTTAATTGCTAACTTCAAACGTGAGCCTGAGCAAAGAATTAAATTTGAGAGAGTATGTGATGGTGCTTTAGCTAATGCTTTAGGTACTGCTACTACCTCAGTTGTTAATGGTTCTACTGCTGTTGTATTTAGTGAGGATATGACCTCATTAGTTGTTGCTGGAACTATCCTACGATTAGGTGGAACTGGTGCTGGAAGTACACCTTGTTATGTTGTTAGTTCAACTGATGGTGGTGCTGGAGCTGCTAGAATTTATTTCTTAGATGTACCTTATCAAGGAGCTACTGCTACAATTTCCGCTGCTAATACTGAATCTGTTACTAATGGTAACTGGGGTATTAAATTAACAGGTGTTGCGTTAGATTTTAAAGCTGGTGAACAAAATTATGAAATCTCAAGATGGAATACCTCATTAAATGAAGAATTTGGTGCTACCTTATTTACACACTTAACTAGTGCTACATATGGTATTGGTACTGCTAAAGAGATGTCAGAATTGGAATGGTTCTTAGAGGGTAATGAGACACGTGGTTTGAGATTTAGAATCCCACCTTATACTCCTAGAACTGATGTTAGTACCTCATTAACTTATGATGTAGTTAATATTGATTGTACTGATAATTACACTACTCCTTTGCTAGGTGGTAATGCATTATCTTTTAAATCAACTTTAATTGCTGTTAATGCTGCTGCTACTCAAACTAGATTAAAACTTGCTTTTAATAAGTAATAGTATATAACACTAATATTATAGGATTACCTAATAAGTAATCCTATTTTTATTTAAACTAAGTTTATATACAATACCTCAATATCTATCAATAGGTAGATAGTAGATACCTAATACAATATATTTATCAATTAAAATAAAAATAATATGTTATCATTTCTGAATGAAAATTTAAATTATAATAGAGACTACTTAAAGTGGGCTTTAAAATTCTTCCAACAAGAGTTCTTAGCTGGTGGATTATTGGTTACAGAGATAAATTCTGCTGCTATATTAGCTGAATTACAACTCTCCTCTACACATTATTTACTTAATGGTGTAAGAACTGCTGTTAATGAGAATACAGTTACACCCTCAAGTACTACAGCATTACCAGTTAAATTAATGGGAACTACAGGGCCTATAAACATAACTGCTGGTGATTTAAATGTACAATTAACTGATTTAGGTGCTAACTTTGATAGAACTAGAATTGGGGATGGTGTTGAACAACTAGAGATTAATACTGATGGTAGTGTTAATGTTAGAAGTAAGTTATTTGATGAAGTACCAGGTAATAGTAAAGAGTTTACTTATTACAGTGGTGTAGTAGTAGGTAACCCAAGTGGTAATAAAAATGTAAATACAATAGTATATAAAACTGGTGTTACTACTATGTGGACTAAAACATTTACTTATGATAGTGCAGATGATGTATTAACTATAACAACCTCATAATAATGGGAGCATTTAAAAATAAATATAACCCACTGTTAAGTGAGGATATACAGATTACCCCTAAAACTAATGGGTTGGGTAATCAATTCCTAGCAGATGATGGTAACTTTAAACCACTTAGTTATAGTTATAAAGGTGCTATATCTGTTAATACAGAATTCCCTTTAAAAGCTAGTGTACAAATAGGAGATTGGTATAATGTTACAGCTAGTGTTACTGATAATGCTGGAGCTACTTATACTAATACAGGACTTACATTTACTAATGGAGATGATATCTTCTGGAATGGTAGTACTTGGTTACCTTATGGTAATGCTGCTACAGCTTTAGTAGAGGAGTTTGAGTGTACAGTTGGTGCTATTGGTGGACAATATGCTACTTTAAAAGCAGCTATTGATGCTGGTAAAACAAGAATATTAGTTATTAGTAGTACTACAGAAACATCTAATATAACGACAACTGCTACTACATATTTTATAAAAGGAACTAAATTAAGTAATACAATAACATTAAATGCTAATATTATTTTTACAGGATTAGCTACTTTTGTAGAGTATAATAAGTTAACAAGTGTTGCTAATTATACAAGTAATATATCTGGTAATGAATTTCTTACTGGATTAACTAAAAAAATAGAAAGTTGTATAATCACATATACTAAGAATTCTGGTATTGCTGCTACTCCATCAAGTACAAAGTGTAGTGCTTATAATAGTACATTTAATTTACCAAATGCTATTGGGCTTACTGGTAATTTAGTAACTGTAACAGCATATAATTGCACCATAAATGGTGGTGGCACATCAAGTAGACTTAATATACAAAAACCTTTTATAAATTGTAATTTTACTGGTGTTTTCGAGGTAATCTATTTGGCAAATATGCTTATAAATTGTACATCTACTATAAGTGCTTCTATATCAGCTGGTGATACAACAAGAGTACTGACAAATTTAATTGATGGATGTTATCTACCAAATTTTAGTGTAGGTGGAGCAGTAAAGATAACTAATAGTGTCATATTAGATGGATATTTTAGAGTACCTTATGAAAATAATAGTATTTTTTCAGATATAGATTTTACATCTACTACAACAATGACTATTGCATCCTCCAACTGTACATTCATAAATTGTATCTTTCCATGTTCTTTAGTAATAACAGGAGATTTCAATAAGTTTCAAAATTGCATAATAGGTTCATCAGGTGCAAAAACAATTACTATTAATGCTGGTGCAGATTATAATACAATTATTGGATGTACTACTGGTTTAGATATAGTAGATAATGGCACTGGTACTGAAATGTGGGCTAATACTAAATTTTTATAGAGATGGGACAAGTTAATAAAACTAACAATATTACTAAGTTAAGTAATGGTATACAACCTGTTTATACAATATTAAGTTTAGTAGTACCTCAGGATGAAGGTAGTTCTATTGGATTTATTCCAAGTAATTATTTACAAGGAGTGTATTGTGTTTTTATTGTAAATATACTAATATGAAATTATCAGAGGTTATAGTACCCTCTCTTACAGTACTCATAACTGCTAATATTAATTGACCTAACTCATCATTTAAAGCTATATGTTCAACTATTAAAGATTTAGGTATTAATACACGAGTATTTCTATTATAGAAATCACCATCTACTTTCCAATTACTTACATCATTACTAACTATCCAATCTTCACTTTCAAACTCTTTAGTTGCTTTTAATGTATTGCAACCTAATATAACCTCATTCTCTAATAAAGATAGTAAAGGTTGTGGAGGAGATAATGTTTTATCTATTGATGCATTTAATACACATCTATTACCTAATAACTCCAATTTACTTACTATACCATTCTCATATATATCATATACAATGGTTGTTGGTTTAATAGTTACTTTAACTACTTGACCTGTTTTTATGTTGTTTAATTGCATTTTATGTTATTTTAATGTTATTAATTAAGCTATTCTTGTTACATAACAATTATAAGGATTTTCGCCATCAGTACTAGTTGTTATAATTATTTCAGTAGTAGTAGCTGTTAATGTAAATCCTGTTCCAGAATTTTGATTAGTAACTGGTGTTTGTGGAATTATTATACCTTCACAACACCTAAATATACCAAAAGA